AAAGTATATCGTGTCGGAAACGATATAAGTAGTCACACTTTTTATTATATTGACTAAATAATTAGTTATGAACAAACAATACATAATACTAATTAACTAATTATAATATATTCAAACAATGTTCATAATTTATTCATAAATTGTTTGCAGTCTGTTCAAGATTTATAATAGCACATGTGCTATTATAATAGTGTCGAAAGGCAATAACAGAAAACAGTGATTAAAGAAAGGTAATAGGTGGAAGCTATGAGAACAATAGAAAGGTAAAGGTAATAATATGAATGGTTTAAATGTAGTGGTAGAAAGCATATAACAACCTTGTATCTGATGAGAGTATACGGATAAAGTAATATAAGAAATAAAGCCGTCAATGCTTATTGGCAAGCCAAGAATTGAAAAGGAGTGATGTGTATTAATACAATTGGTGTGCTACTTATATTTATATTATTAATAATTATGGTACTAATAACATGAAAAGGAGTGATTAATATTAAACTTAAAAGCATTATGTCTATTGTAACAGGCGCAATAGGAAGCCTATTAATTAATTTAATAGGAAAACCATCCGATGACCTTATTATATTAATAATTTTAATGATTATTGATTTAATAGTTGGGTTTCTTGTTTCTGCTATATTGCAGAAAAGCACTAAAACAGACAGCGGTAAGTTGTCAAGTACAGTTATGTTTAAAGGAATTACTAAGAAATTCTTTACACTGGTAATAGTTGTAATAGCATTTCAATTAGACAAATTACTGGTAATGAATGTAATTAGACATATAGTCATAATTGCATTTATAGTCGAAGAAGTTCTTTCTATTACTGAAATCATAGCAATTACAGGTATTAAGATACCACAAATAATTACCAAGGCATTAGATGTATTAGAAAGGAGCGTGAAAGATGAACTTTCCGATTGTCGCAAGTAAATATGATTATGTAAATGTATTCTTTAACAATCTTGCACCGATTGTAGTAAATGAGTATATTAGACGAAAAGGACAGAAACGTTTATTTCCGTCTACAGTTCTTGCAATGGCTGCCCTTGAAAGTGGATATAATCTTAAAGCTGAAACATTGTTCGGAATTAAGGGTAATGGAAAAGTTCTTGATACTACTGAATACATTAACGGTGAGTTTGTTAATATTAAGGACAGTTTTAAATGTTATCCTAGTATATCAGCAAGCGTACAAGGGTTATATGAATTAATGCAGTGGGAACACTATGACAGGGCTACTTCATCAACTGATTATGAAGAAGAATGTTACATGGTACAGGCTTGCGGGTATGCAACTGACTCAGACTATGCAGATAAGTTAATAAGCATAGTTAATGGGTATAAATTAACAATGTTTAATAACATAGAAGAGCCAGTGGAAGAACCAGCAGAAGAATCAGCAGAAGAATCAGCAGAAGAATCAGCAGAAGAATCAGCAGAAGAACCACATATACATATTGTGCAGAGTGGTGAATCATTATGGGCTATTGTAAAAAAATATTACAATTTGAATAATGAGACAGATATATATTACAAAGTTCATGAAGTTGCTGGAAAGAATAATTTAGAAGACGTAAACATGATTTATCCGAATCAGAGAATAAAATTATAAAGGAGTATTTTAATTATGAAGAAAGCAGAAAAGAATTTTGAAATAACATTAAACGGAGCAGAAGGAACATGCGACACAGCATTATTTAAGAAGATGATTAACAAGGCAGACGTTACATCAACTCCTATTACTAGCCTTGTAGGAAAGATATTCACACCTACCGGCAGTGCAGATGTTCACATCAAAACAACAGACAAGGAATTTGACAGATTACTGATTGAAACTAAAGAGTATGGTATTATTCATACTTCATCATCAGTTTTTGAAGATGGATTTGCTGAATACAGAGGCGAGTGTGACAGCATGCGTATTGTAGGAGTTAAGGCAAAGTTGGGAACATGCTACAAGTGCGTTCCAGTAATTGCGGCTACAGAAGCAGAAACTGCCAAAAGTGCAGATTCTGACGATGAAGGACCCACATTTAATTAATGTTTTATGCTAAACAAAAGGGCGGTATATCCGCCCTTTTATTATCTATAAAGGAGTTGATTAAATGATTAGTGAAGCAAGAAAGAAAGCAGTAAAGGCTTTCAATAGACGATTAAAGAAAGCGACAGGCTTAGAAAAAGAAACGCTATTAGAATTTGTAAAGCAATCTGGAATGACTACAGGCGGAAATCTTTCTACAAAGGCGGTAGTATCTACTCAGACAATTAAATCTTTCGCAAGGGCAAGAAAAAGCGAATTGCCTAGCAAGTTAAAAAAACATAATACACTTAAACGAAAACTGACACCTAAAGAACGTCTTGAGCGTGAGCAGAGATTCAGAGAACAACATGGGTTACAATATACAAGCACTTATCAGCAAGCTGAGAGATTATTGCAGAATCCGCTTGCTACAGACAAGCAACTTTTGCAGTATGCAAAACATACAAAGTTAGACAGTGAAGAGTTTGAAAAATTAAGCCTAGAATCATTAATTAATAAATTAAGATACTTTGCATACAGAGAATCAGAAAAAGCAGATAGTCAAGAAATGATTAATTTGTTAGACGATGGAATTAGAAGCATAGATAAAGACACACTAAAAAACAAGTTAAATGAAATTTATAAAAGAAACAAACAAATTGTAGACGACTATTCATCAGATTTAGACTTAGGGGGAGTTAGTATAATATCACTTGCAAGGGAGTAAAGCATGGAGCATTACTTAAAATTAAAAGATTGGTTATATAGTCAAGAAACAAACTTGTATACAATTAAACAGGGAAAGTTTTCTAATAATTACTGGGATTTAAAATGCGGATTTGATATCGAAACAACTACTTACATAGATAGGGCATACATGTATATATGGCAGATAGGTATTAACAATAAGGCATTTTTTGGAAATAGTTGGGAAGAATTTAACGATTGTTTAAGTATTATTAATAATTATATTGACTACTTAAATAGTCAGAAAGCAAAAGAAAAGCATAAGAAAGAATTTAAGGCACAGGCAATTTGTTTTATTCATAATATTGCGTTTGAATGGCAGTTCGTAAGGAAAGAAATTACTGTAACAGATGTGTTTCTAAAATCTTTGAGAGAACCTTTATATTTTGAAAGTGATAATATTAAATTTTTAGATAGTTTTCAGATAACGCATATGTCATTAGCAAAGCTTGCTAAACGTTATTGTACTACACAAAAAATGGTTGGGGATATTGATTACACAATTTTAAGAAACTCAACAGACGGAAAGAACCTTACAGACAAAGAAATGAAGTATTGTGAAAATGATGTAATTATATTGTGTGAGTTTGCAGAATACTATTTCAATAAATATATAAGTAATAATGAATTAATATATACAGAAACAAGTATTGTTAGACATAGTTTAAAAAAGGCATTCAAAGAGCAAAATCAATTATCTAAACAAGATATTTTTGAAATGTATCCACGGACATTTAATGAATATTTAATGTACATGGAGTATCTTTTTGCTGGCGGCTGGGTAAAAAGTTCGGTAGACGCATTCGGTAAAATTCTTTCTAACATTAAATGTAAAGATATTACATCTTCATATCCTGCACAAATAGCACACAGATATTATCCTATTTCAAAATTTAAATCTATTAAAATAGACAGTAAACAAATGTTTAATAATATGCTTAATAAGTATTGTTGTATATTAGATGTAACTTTATTTAATGTTAAAAAAACAACTATTCATAGCATAATTTCTACTTCTAAAATAGTAAACAATGACACAGGTAGGATTCTTGTAGATAATGGAAGAATCGCAGAAGTTGAAAAAGTTCGACTTTTAATGACAGAACTTGACTGGGATATATTTAATAAATTTTATGATTTTGATAAGTTTAAAATTGTAATTAACAGCTTTAAAATTGCAGTGCGCGGAAAACTTCCGTCATATGTTGTATCTACCATGCTGGACGCATACGAACGAAAAGAAGAATTAAAGTTGCTGGGCAAAGATTATTTTAACGAAAAATGCTTCGTTAATATGTATTATGGTTGCTTTGTAACAAAGATACATAAGTTTAATTATATAGTTAAAAATGGCGAAATAACAAAAGAATTAAATGACTATTATAAGCAAATTAGAAGTAGTGTGTTATCCCCCTTTTGGGGGATATGGTGTACTAGCTGGGCGAGATTTCAAGAATTGTCTGCTGTGTATGCTAATGCTGATTGTGTTGTGTATGGTGATACAGACAGCGTAAAGGGGCATAATATGTCTGACGACTACTTTAATAGTTACAATGCAGAACAGATTGAAAAGAATAAAAAGCTATGTGAAAAATATAATAAAAACTTTGAATTAATTAAGGAGCTTGGTTGCTGGGATTCAGAACCAACATATTCATTATTTAAGACGATTGGTTGTAAGCGGTATATAGGGTTTGACGAAAATAACAAATTATCTGTATCTATTGCGGGCGTACCTAAAGGCACACTTGAAAAGATTGTAGGAATTAAGTCCCACAAAGATAAAAAGTACTATACAAATATTCAAAAAGCCTTAGAAGCTATGGAGTTGTTAAAAGACGGTCAATCATTCAACAAATGTAAAAATGGGGCGACGTACAATGACACTGATCATTCAGACATAATCAACGGCGAATTAATGGTATCTAAATCTAGTGTAGCAATTAATAATATTGATTTTACTATTAAGGTAAGTAAAGAATATAATGATTATATTAAGCAAGTAATAGACATGTATGAAAGAGATATTTAAAAGGCGGTACTAAGTACCGCCTTTATTATCTTAAATTAGTCATGAAATCATGCAATATAGAACCGCATGTATTATTAGCGTATATTATGTCATCTGAATAATATCTATTAAAAAACCATGTGTCAAATGAATTTTTGTCATGCGTCAATGTGTGGTGGCGCTTGTCAAATGGGTTATATGAATCAGAATAAATATAGGCGTCTTCCTTAGGTTCGTGTGTATGCGGACGCATAAATACTGTGAATCTGTCACATTCAAGTTGTACTACATTTAACCCATACATTTTGCCCTTGTATTCAAGAAAAATATTTCGATATATAGTTTTAAAATTTTCCGTCGGGTGTCTGTAGTTCTTAACAGCCCAGCCGCTACCTGTGATTGAATATAACAGTGTATTGTGAAAAGAAAAATATTTAGCATTAAATAACTTACGTTCTTCATTTAATCTTGGACTAAGAATTTCTACATGTACACTTGTTGTACCACCAGTTTCGCAAGGTATTTCATAGTCAATAAAATCACCACCCTCTGCCTTGTCAATAAATTCTCTACACTCTAATTCGTCAAAATATTCTGATGTACGCAAGATAGTGTTTGCAAGCATTACAATTTTACAGTCAGGTCGTTTTCTAATTATTGTACTAATCAAATCACAAAACTTTACAAATTCACCCCTTTTATAGAAAGAATTAATAAATTCATCGAATAAAATTAAGTCGCCAGTGTCACACTGATAGCCAGACTTATATTCATCTGCTTTGTCTATACTCATACACATTAAAAAACCATTAATGTCTTGTTCAATAATCTTGCCAGTTTCATCACGCTTACATAAATAGAATTTATGTTCTAATCTCATATAACAAACACTGTTCCATTTGTCCTTGGTTAGTTTAGTTATATAGTTATTAGATAATATAACGTTAAATATTGTCATAACGGCTGATTGTGTTATCATTGTTCGACTACTTCTTATGTAATGTGCTACAATGCCATACATGTCATATGCTTTTATTGCATACAATAGCCAGCTTGTAGTCTTGCCATTGCTTCTGTCGGATATATAAGCATTCCATGTTGCGCTTAACCCCAGTGGGGTATTAATGTCGGCTGGGATAACCCCAGCCTTGACAACTTCCTTTTCTATTTTTCGCCATCTATTAATCATTAATAATTACCCCCGTATCTAAAAGTCTTTCTATTTCAGTTCTGTGGTTAAATGGCGCATTAAATTCACAGTGATAGTCTCGTGTTTTTAAGAAACCAGTGTGCCCCTGTATTTTGGCACTATAATTAATTAAGTAGCCGTTGTTTTCTTGGAAGCTGGACGGCTTAGTTAAATTTGTTTTGTTAATAAGAACATATGGCTTTTTGTAGCACATAATAGCGGACATATTGCCAATGTTACCTTTAGTTTGCGTTGGATTTTTAGTTGTTGCTACATTAAAACAATTAGAAGCAACACTAGTAAAGCCCGCTGGAATTGCACTTGGATTTGTAATCGCACCAGCCGTAGTTGCTGTTGTATTAATAATTGCGTTTCCAAGTGCTAAAACCTGTTGCGTATGATCTTGAGCACTTAATGTAATATTACTAGTAATATTACATGTGTATGTGTTCCATATATACGAAAATTTATCACGCGTGCTTTCTATAAGCACAAAACAAAGCCCCTCCCCCGAACATAATTCTATATTGTAGACAACATGTATATTATTATTAATACATACATCTGCCGGAATCTGAACAAATCCAACTTTAGGTAAATAAAGCGTCGTTGCACAAAACGGCTCATAATCAGCGAAAGTACCGTAATATTCTTCTAAATTAATAGAACCACAATCTACTGTAATAAAAGTGTTTGTAACAACACCGGCCGCAACTGTGGATTGTACATTGCCAACATATATAGCTGCACTACTGCTTATTATATTGTCTATGTCTACCAGAGACACACCTATAATGTTTTGCATAGGATCTGTGCGTATTTTTTTAATAGTTTCTTCCCAGTTAGAAGTCCATAACCAATCTTTAAAAGAGGACATTTGTTCTGCTGTTAATGCGTATAATGTAGATCCTGTATTACTAATATTTATTGCTGGCAATGTAGGTATTAATATATTATTCGCTGGCAATTTACCAACGCCATAGCCGCCGCCACTTGTTGTATTATTAGTTATATCGACTTCTCGATAGCCAATAATATTATCATTTTTTATCGTAATGCCGTGATAATTAAAATCAAAAATGACACCTGCAACAATACCACCTGACGATTTGAATGCTAAAGTATTAGCAGATAACGAAAATCTGCCTTGCAGAAATTGAATTATACAAATACCACAGCATCTAATAATACCATTTTCTGTAAATGCAATTGGGATTGCTCTAGTTTCTTCCCATAGCCAAGTAGGGGCTTTATATGTATTACTACTTATTATGTGTGTATTAGTGCCATAATCTAAAGAGCCATTAGCGTCTATAGTTGTTACAAGGTTTCCCGTTCCGTCTGCTTCCATTTTATCAGTAACAATAATATTTAATTCATATCCTAAATTAATAGAAATGCTTTTTGAATTATAAGTGGAAGGGTTATCGATTGTTAAGTCTATATGATTACTATATACATATGGCGCTCTTAAATATAAATCAGTAGATACAAAGCTCTCAGACGGTGTAAAGCACATATAATTAGATTCTGCCTGTACTGTTAATTTAGAATAAGGTACTTCCCAGTATTCAAGTCCATTTTTGTCAAATATTTTCATATAATGTTACCCTCCTATATTATATCCATTACATACATTTAATAAATAATAATAATTATTGCTAAATCCGTTCGGAAATTCCTTACAGCCCAACAACGGGTATCCGTACGCACTGTATAAATCGTCACGCAAATACATATTATATGTCGTGCTGGAACGTTCTATTATTGCAGTACTTGCAAGAATATCAGACTTGTATAATTCCAGTAAATCCAATTTCATTGGCACATCCCAAACTCCTTTACCTATATTTTTAATTGAATTTACATCTATAAAATATGGATAGGACTTTGAGCCTAGTGTAACAATACAATAATTATAAGTAAATGCGTCGAAAGTAATCGAATCGTTAACGGTTACTCTAACATGCGGCATTAACTGATCTGTTGCAACTTGCATGTTGCAATCTATAGTAGTACCTGTGCCTAGTGTCTTGTTAATAACATTATTAGCACCTGTATAATTATAAAAAACAACTTCCATATTTTTACTCACTTTCTGCGCAAAAATCCGCACGACAATTTATTTTTATATATAATTCCCAAAACTTTACCCAAAAATTATAAGTACTATAAAAGTCAACATATTCTGTCATCATGGCTGTTGCTGTTGTAACACCTATGTTTCCGTGTATATGTGCCTCATGCGTATCTTTAACATCGTTGTAGGTATGTGTTGTTGTATCTTTTCTGCTAGTATAAGTATTTTCTTTAATGTTCTTTAAGTCGTTGTAAAACGTAGTGTTTGTATCAGCGTCGCCACTGTATTCTGTAGTGGAAGTGTCTATAAGATTGGTAGTATAGCTTGTAGGCTCATTTTTTGTCGTTTCTGTCTGATTATTTTTTAAAGAATTAATAACATTACCTGTTGTAGTTGTTGTCTCTGTTTCAGTTCCATCTTTTGCAAATTCTGTATTTTCATTACCACTTCTAATAGTTGTAATATCTTCGTATCTGTCGTAGTTTTCTATAGGTGAAAAATTGACAGATTCTAACGTCCACAGCTTATTAATAGAAGCTGTGCATAATTGTAAAAATATATCTGTGCTTACATCTAATTCTTTTAATAGTAAAGAACTGTTATTTGTTTCTAACGGATTAGTCACATCTTCTAAAACATTATACCCAAACATTCTATATGCAATGTTATCTATTGTTTTAGCATTAGCAATGTACATTTGTGACCATGGTACATCTGTTAATTTTTCTTGTAACTTTTCCTTGCGTAACAAAGAAATATCTAGTGCTGTCTTGTTATTATATGTCTTAATATTATTCAATCTCGCCAGTGTCATTCTCTTCCACCCCCTCATTATTACTGTATAAACCATAATCCCACGCTTCACTGTAATTTACTGTAACATTTTCATTGAAAATTCTATTAAATTCGTCAATACCTTTTTTGCGTTCTTCAAGACGATTACTAGGAATTATCATGCTAAAACTGTTATATCCTTGAAGTTCTTCTGTCGTCTGCTGTGCCATTTTTCCGCTTGTCTGCATTGCATGTCCGTATAATGTGCAGAATCTTCTTAATAAATCGTCGTGAAATTTAGACAAGTACTGAATTTTATCTACGTTATTAACGTCTGTTAAGTTAATAACGTCAACAGGTGTACTCTTGCCACTTATTACATCTTCAAATGCCTGTTCAGACAAAACGCTATATGTTTCATTCTTTACATTTTCACCTTTTATAGTTTTAAAAATGTTATCTATAGCGGATTTAATCTTACTATTTTTTGCGATAGGAATCGGGTGCAATCTACTATTGTAAACATTAGATTCCATTGATTTATCTATTTCTTTAAACATTTTAGCAAACCAACTAATAATATAATCGTTTACAAATTCTGAATTATTCCATATCAGAACGCAATCTTTACCGATTGTACCAGTAATTTGATTCTGTCCATTAAATGTTGTGATTACTATTTTAGTCCCTATACCATAATTATTAAGTGGCGGTGTAATAGCTGGAATACCGACAAAATATTCATCATCAATTTTAACAATTCCCGCACAACCAAAACGTATTAAACAATGCTCAATATATTTTCTGTCTAACCCTTTAGGCAAATTATTATATTCAAACATAGAAGTTAATATCTGTTCTAATGTTATATAATACCATAGTTCCAGTGCGTCTTTGCACTCGCACCCGTAACTATTCCAAAACATGTAATTATACATTTTTACTCCTTTCTATAAAATGAACTCAGTTCAAAATTGTGAACTGAGTTCAAATAAATTAGTCAATGATAAATGCTACGATGTTATAGTTAGAATCCACCCAAGCGTTCATTGCGTGGTGGTCGAACATGTTCCAAAAGTCAGCACATGCAGTATACGAAGAAGTTACTTTGTTACCAGCTCTTTCAGCAATGCCAAGTGCAAGCCTGTCATACATTAAACCAATAATATACTGTCCGTTATATTCTTCAGTACCAATTCCCAGCTTATTTGCGTCGTCAGCTGTTATCTTAACAGCACTGTTAGTTGTAATATCATTAAATTTCTGTACAGAAGAAACTTCTGTCGCTGTCGCCTGCCACCATGGTGTTTCGTAGAAGTCACCAAGGTCGAACTCATTGTTATGATATACACTAGCAAGTATATTACTTGCCTGTGCCGTGAATGAAGTTAACATCATAAGTTCAGTATCTTCCGCTGGTGTAAAGCTAGGTGTTGTCTTGTTATTAAAGGCTACTGTAAACTTTTTCATATATGACTTCGTTTTCTTAATTTCTATAAGTGCATATTTAATACATTCTTCTGATTTTAAGAAATCCTCTGCTGTAGCATTTGAACCAAGTAAACCATTTGACTTTGCTTCTGTAAGTAAATGCCTTGCCGTTCCTGTTGCTTTGTCAGAAATTGCGATTGCGCTACAAACTAACTGCATTGATATAGCTTCAACCATTACTGTTACAGTATTCTGATATGCGACCTCAATCTGTGCAATAAATTTGTCCATCATTTTCCAGCTAGTCATAGCTTCCATAAGCGTGTCATTATACATTGTGTATTTTATGCGAAGAGCCTTGAGCTCTTCAAACAGCTTAGCATAAGTCCTAGGAAGTACAGGTGTGTGTTCATCTGCACTGTAGTCCTTGCCGTTTGTTAAATTCCACTTTGGATCGTCCTCAACTTCATATAAACCCAGTCTTGTTCTAAGGACATATCCACCATATTCCATTGTATCTCGATAGATTGGCGGTAAATCACTAGAATATAATCTGTTGTCAAAGTAATATTTACCTAGCTGCAACATCAGTGTTTTGGTAAATACGTCTTTCTTAGACAGTTCTTCTACGTCCTTACCTACGTCAACAAGCTTCCATGTGTCAACAGCTTTAAGATTTTTGTTAGTGTCAGTTCCTGTTGCGGGATAATAGTCCTGTCCAAGTGTCTGTCCGATAACGTCACAAATTAACTGCTTTACAAAATTAATTCTTTCATTTGCCATAATTATACTCCTTTTTTCTACTGGCTATGTTTTTATTGTTTACGAATATAATTAAATCATACTTTTTATATTTGTCAAGATTATTTACTCAATTAATTTGTGAACATTTTATGAATAAATTATGAACATTGTTTGAATATATTATAATTAGTTAATTAGTATTATGTATTGTTTGTTCATAACTAATTATTTA